TGCCGAAGTAACTGCACCGAAGGCGTTGGAAATTGCGATTAAACCAAAATTGACGGTATTACTATTCTGTGTGTTTTTTATACCGTCTGCTACACTATAGAGAATATTACCATAGAATATACTAGGGGTTGAAACGCGGCTTGCTACAGTTCCCTCGACCAGTTCTATTCCAATATCCATGTTAGTAACCGTATTGTTTGCTATTAACGAAGCACCAGGCGAGTTCCCAGTTATTCTTATGCCAACGTGACTTTGCGGTCCATCACTGTCTTCATTTATTACCAAGCATCCCACAACTTTATTAATTCTGAATCCCGACCCAATTTGAATCGCCGATCCAGCAGCACCAGAATCAGATGATATGACTACAGTACAATTGATAACTTGGGCTCTATTAGAGTAGAGAACCGTATCACCCGCCTGGGTAACCTTACCCTTAACGTAACACTCCACGGCAGAGCCGTCAACGAGTTCCATTACCTGACCGAAAGCATAGGAGTTGACGGCTATGCATCTATACGCCATACATCCATCCCCACTCAGTTTTATCGCATCAGATGCGTCCCCGTCTGAATCCACATCCATGTATCTAATCTCTATGCCATCACCCGCAAAAGCAATTGGACTGTGTGTTTGATACATTCCTCCGTCGCCAGGAGTGGTTATATAACCTTCAACAATAGTATTACCCGCAGTCGCTTCTGAATCAGTAGTACATGTTAAGTTTGTAGTCTTCACACCTTCACGGGAACTATGTCTCTTGCAATACAAGTGATCACCGCCACTGAGGGAGTTCAGTGCTGTCTGGAGATCTTCGAAGGCGTTTGCTTCACTGGTGCCATCGTTATCGCCACTTGCTTGACTATAGTAATATACTGTTGCCATTATTGACCCGAAGAGTAAAGAAGAGGTCTCACACAAGGCTTCGCAATAACTGATGTCGCTGTTGCGTCAATATCCCCAAGAAGAGCAGCGAACACAGCAGCAACTGCTTGAACGTCTGCACCAGTCAAACGACTAATACCCTCTGCGTCTCTACCGTCTGCGACTGGTGAAGTGTCGTTAGGAAAATCAGTGCTTACTTGTGCCCACTTAAGTGCAAAATCATCTCCTCGTGCTTTCATGTAGCGAATGTTCTCGCACATGGGTCTAATATATTCGTTTACGAACTTGATCGCTTCTGCGTCTGTAATGTCTGCCATTTAATTATCTCCTGTTATTATTTATATTACGCTACTGGACTAACTGTCAAGAATACTTGTAACTTTGTTACATCGCCCGAATTGCCTACCACATGGGGGAATATCCATTCATCTGCATTCAGTGTTGAACCTTCACTGCTAGAAACACCAGTTAATTCCGAAAAGTATTTTTTAAATCCAACAGATCCTTCAAACGTAATTCCTGTCTGATCTGCCCCACCGGTTCTACCTATCTCTAAGGTACTACCACCCGTTCCAATAGCGGAAGAAAATAAAGCTAGACTAGGTGCCCTTTTAAACTCAACTCTAATTTGTTTATCGGATCCGGATATACCATCGTTAACATAAGCAGACGCTTTAAAAATATGACAATCTGATGGAACTTGCTTCAACGCATCTAATTTATCACCAGTGGTGATGGGTGAACCATTACCATCTATTATAAATCCAATCGAGGATGTTACACCACCTCCACCACCAGAAGCAGCAGTTCTCATATTAGTACCATCAGAGAATGTAAGTCCACCCGGTCCGAGGGTCATTCCTAATGCTCTCATAACTCCAGCATCAAATGTAACACCATCAATAGTTGTGTTGGTGGCATTCATAGCAAGGCCTATATTACCACCGGCGGATAACTGAAGGTTGTCATTTGCAGGGAACCTTAAGAAAGTATCAGAATCTCCACTGTGGGATACCTCTCGGGAAGTCTGGAACGAATAAATGATTGCTCGCATAACACCGTTAGGTGCATCCAAGAAAAGCACATTTGATCCATTATGACTTATATTTTTAGAAACAGATCCTCTAAAGTTAAGGTGTTCTTGAATATCCAGATAATCAAGCGTTGAACCCCCGTCAGCAGATATCCCCAAAGGTAAATGTACTTTTGTAGAAGTTCCGTGAGCAAACGTATTTCCACCCGCCAGCATAACGACATTATTGGCCGCGGCGAAATCAATATAAGTATCAGTATCAGCATTATGTGACAACTTAGAATTAATCTTAACATCAGGAGCATTTAAAGATATGCTAGTAGCAGCAGTTTGAGTAATTACATTGTGACTATCCCTGATCAGTATTTTAGTGCCGTTATTTACACCATCCGCGTCACCTATTTGTACGTTCACGTTACTAACATCTAAAAACGCTTCCCCGTCTGGGTTACGCATGTGGAAAGCGGCTGGAGTGTGCATGTCGCCGCCGATGGTAATTCCTCCAGACGAAGAAATACCAGCAACGGGTAACGTAAGTCCATTCGTTGTCACATCACCGGTTAATCCATTGAATGATGTTACAATAGTCTCGGCGGAAGTTCCATCGGGGAATCTGAACGCCTTAGCTCTTATCCTTTGCTCTCCCTGATCAACAAATATACTGACTACCTTACCTGATCCACCAGTGCTTCCCTGAAGGAAAGAACTCGTAACATCAAGGTTGGGATCAGAATACGTTGAGTGATCGGAATCTACCTCAAAGATTTTTGTTCTGTCTTCAGATCCCACAATCACATTAATTTTTGAACTGGTTCCGTTATTTGCTATACCACTCAATTCTGTACGAAAATCTCCACCGGCGTTATCAAACTTATGGATTGATAATGCACCAGTAGTATCATTGTATATAAATTGACCATTAGATGTTGCGTTTGGAATATTCAATACACCAGTTACAACGGTATATGTGTATTTCGCCCTACCAGAAGAACTCTTAAGTGCATCATAATCAAATTTTACATTTGCGGTATTACCAGATTTCGTAACTGTAAGAGTTAATCCAGAAGTTCCACTGTCAAACTGCAAACCACTAGAACCAGAGACTGATCCGGCACCAGTAATTCCAATCTCTCGTATACCATCACCGCTGAATGTTTTTTCCCATGCAGAGCCGTTAAACTCCCACGTTTTTTCTGCAATCGCATGGGTTAAGCCGGTACTGGGATTATTTGGAAAATCGTAATCAGGCATTTATTTCTCTCAAAATTCTATCCAAAAGTTTTGATATCTAGTAAACAAGGTTCCACTGTCAGAATCTATCCACCTATCTCCAGTGGATCCTGATGCCGGAGCAGAAACACCAACGTTCATACTACCACCACCTGATATCGTAAGTCTGACATTCGATCCTTCTCTATTTATAGTAACCGCATCTCCCTGAATAATCAGATCATTCAAAGATTTTATAATCATATCGTCATTATTATTTCCATCACGAATTGCTACAGCACCACCTGCTGCTGCAAGCCAATCTGTCAGTGCAAAGTAATCTGGACCATTCTCTCCACCACCCAAATTTGTAAATTTAGAAAGCATCTCTTCTAGTTTTTTTGTATCAAAACTTAATTCTTTGTCATCAGAATCATATACTATAGGATACTTTGCAGATATTACTGGTGATTCTCCCGGTGATCCATCTTTTCCTGATTGACCATCTTTTCCTGGCTGTCCGTCTTTTCCGGGAAGGCCCCTTTCTCCTTTAATTCCTTTTAGTCCCCGAGGGCCCTTATCACCTTTAAGACCTTTAGAACCAACCTTACCTTCAGGACCGATTATTCCCCTAGCACCATCGTTACCATCTTTACCGGCAGGGCCCTGTAAACCAGAAGGGCCAATCTCACCATTAACTCCATCATCACCATTACTGCCAGGATCACCTTTAGGACCTTTTGCTCCCGGTTCTCCCTTAACTCCAGCAGGACCAATTCCTCCCGGATCACCTTTTTTCCCGTCGGCGCCGGGGAGACCCGTATCACCCTTTTCGCCCGGTTCTCCCTTTTCTCCTACTGGACCCACTGGACCGGCCAGACCAGGATCACCCACATCTCCGCGAGGGCCCATATCTCCAATAGGTCCAATTAGACCTTCTAAACCTTGAGGTCCAATTGGACCTTGCTCTCCTAGTATAGTTTTTTCTACTACTTCAACTATAGGTTTGGGTTCAATTTTCTTCGGAATCGTTAGTTCGTCAAAAATACCATGTATAGTTTTACCAGATCCTACAAATCTAACCACAGTAGAATCTTCTAAACATTTAAAAGTTTTCTCGTAGATGCCAGTATCTAAACGAATTGTAATATTAGCACTATCTGCGGTTTCAATAAAACCAGAACCTTGAGAAAAATTATGCAAATTCTCTTTCAATACAAATTTAGTAGCGTGATCTTTTTTGTAAATTTCAGTGAAATTTTCTTTTATTTTTCTAGAACTTGCAACTACCTTGTATGAAGTATTATATTCATCCGTAACAAAAAATTGATTGAAACCAGAATCGAGACGAACCACATCGAATGAATCAGAAGGTTCGTCACATACAGTCAGCAAAGAACCCTCGGAAACATTTCCGAAAGGTTCAACACATTGCAATTGCTGACCAGATCTAAATTTCATTTAACTTTTACTTTTTTCTTGTAATTCTTTTTCTTTACTATTTCTTGACGTTTCTTTAATTTACTTATCTGATCTGACATGGGAGTAACTTGCGGTTCTTGAGTTTGCTCTGATACTAGCACCTTTTTATAAGAATCGAAGTTAGTTTGTATTCTTTCCCATTGATCGGATGGATATAACTTATCCTCCAGTAGTTTAGAACAAGCAGCGTATCCTACGTTAGGTTTCCCTGCATAAAAAGCAGTCGCTCCGACCTCGTCTAACAGTGCAAACTTGTATACTTCATCCTGAATAAAAAGAATGTCTCCATCTGGGTATGGAATTTCCAATCCCTGTTTAGCATAAATGTAAGCAGAAGCAGGAAGATTATTCAATCGGTATATCCTTGCCGCTTGGAATAAAGGCTCCGATCTAGTTGGTCTATGGTTGTAACATCGCATAAAGGCATGAATTACAACTTCAACAGGCTTATCCATAATGGCTTCAATCATTGCTATTCGATATAAAGAATACCATGCTTCTTCGGGCCAACCACCCATTTCAAATCTTTTTTCATAATTTTCTTTAGCCTTTTCCCAATTCTGACAATCAAAATATGATTGGCCAAGATAGAACTGATAACGTTGGTTATCAGGTTCATCCTGACATGCTTTTTCTAAAATCTCAGCATCCGCCGCATACTTCTCAATCGCAGTTTTTCCTACATTTCTTTCATTACCTTCAGTTCGTGCAATGATAGCATAATTACCCTCTAAACGGGTAGAGGTTGGAGCACAGTTCTCACACTCTGCATATTCATGCAGAATTCCTTTATACTTCCAATTAGACTCTACCTTGAAGATCTGATTTCTCCACCAAGTAAACTCGCCCCGATTTATTCTAAGAGCATATGAATTAGAATCTGTATTTTCGATTTTTGCATGTTCACCTTCGTACGAATCATCAGCATCTATGATCCAAGCGTAATCCGCTTTACCCTTACAATTCTGTAAAGACTCTGTTCTGGATCCCATTTTTCCTGCGTGATCACCAAAGCCTTTCCAATCAGAAAGATACACTTCACCGGGAATGCCAAGTTCATCCATAATCTCTTTAATTTTTTCGGGTGTTCCGTCAGTGGATCCCGTATCAGTAATATCATATCGATCTACGTTAGGTCCCATAGATCTTAAACACCGTTCAATTACGGCCGTTTCATTCTTAACAATCATGCACAATGTTATTGTAGGTTTCATAATGACTCCATTTAGTAGTATTTATAGGATTCCGCGGTCCGTCAAAAGATTATTAGTTCTTTCTCTAAGAAGATCAAACTTCGATCCAACTTCAATTGGTTTATCTTTATTAGAAGTGTTGTGCCAATGCCAAGCAAACGAGTCTAAGAAAAGATTATTCTTTGCACTATTATTTTTGTTAGTAAACCAATTTTCCTCAGTTTCAACACTAAGGTTTTCATCAGTTTTACTAATCAACCATTCAGTATTGAAAAATGTGGAAGGGAAAATGGTAAAGTTAGGATATACTTTCCACAATTCTGCAAAGGTATCCTTACCCCATATCGTACCACCGGTAGTAGGCATAGTTTTTAGAACTTCCAGCATCTTGTATGAAAATTCACTTTGCTTCTTCATTGATAAAATAGTTGCACATGCACCTTGATTTGCATAATCAGTTTCGGATCCCCATTGGTACATGTATTCTTGATCTAAAATTGGTTTGAAGTCACGAAGAAAAACAATGTCCATATCTGCCCACACACCACCGTACTTGTGAAGAATCAACAAACGAAAAAGATCTGACTGAAGATAGTGCTTTGAATCCGCAGCGGCCAATTTTTCATGCTCATTTTCCATAGGCGTTCCTTTCGCCTCTTCGATTGGATCATAAACTTGAAATTCTATATAATCTTTATACGGACCTTCCAGCGGGGCGAGTAATTCGTTATCTGTTATATCGTAGTCAGACCATAATTTAAGTTTAGTCTTCTCTAGATTCTGAGTTGCTAAAAATGATTTAACACACTCTAACTCTTTAACAGTTTTAATTTCGGTGTAGATATGAAAAGTGGTTACCTCATCAGGGTAATCGTAATTCTTATCATCTATTGTACTTAAATAATCAAGTCCGGCTTTATAATCAAAATAAAGTTCCGGATTTGTTTCTTTTGAAATGTCTATCATTTTATAACTCCATAGTTTTTAAAATCTTGAAATTCTCTGTCTTCTCTAATCGCATTAAAAAAATGTCTATCATCCGATCTTTCTATGTCATCAACAAAAATAACAACATTATCCGTAGGAAGGAAAGAAAAAAGTTCTATCAGGTTACGCCTGGATCCGCCTGCTGGACCATCAACTAAAATCGCATCATAATCTATGTTGGATGCAAAGACTAAAACCTCGTCTATGGGGTAGCACATATTTTCATACGAGTCGCCTACCAATGGACAGTGTAAGTAATTATTGTGATAACGATCCGAGTAGTCTTTGTTTTCCTCGATAGAAAAGACTTTATACCCCAGATCAATTAAGGCTTTCGTTCCTTTTCCACTTCCAAATTCTAAAATAGTTTTTCCTTTTTCGAGTTCAGAAATTATTTTTTCTATCATAGGTTCTCTTAAACTACCGTAAGGGAGTCTGCGCCATTCTGGCATTTCTGGTATATCCATTACTTACTTATTCCATAGTATGATTTTATTTTGTTTATTATGTATTTCTGATCTTTCCACTTCAATTTAAACGATGATGGTAATGAAATACCTCTCTTGTAAAAATACTCACTTACTGGGTAATTGGCAACAGTACTTCTATATTTTTTGTAGCAAGGTTGCATATGTAAAGGCATAAAAAACATTCGGGTTTGTATGTTACTATCCCGTAGAGTTGACATTAAATCATCTCTATCATCAGTTAGGAATGAAGTAAACCAATGTACAGGTGTACTTCTGGGATCGAAATATGTAGGATTAAACTTACCGTATAAGCAAGACAATCCATCCACGTATCTGTCATGTACTTTTTTCTTCTTACTAATTATTTTTTCTAACTTACCCATCTGTGCTATTCCTATTGCAGCCTGCATATCAGTGAATGCAAAATTGTAGCCAACATGTTCATGTTCAAAAATACCCTTTGTATCACGACCATGATTTTTAAGTCGATAACATTGAGTCTTTAAGTCATCATTATTTGTCACAACAACTCCGCCTTCTCCACATGTTATTGTTTTGTTGCCGTAATAGGAAAAAACACCAATATCACCAAAAGTCCCAACATGCTGTCCATTGAATTTGACACCAACACCCTGAGCAGCATCCTCTATACACTTTAGTCCATTCTTTCTACAAAACCTCATGATGAGATCCATATCTGCTGCCTGACCATAAAGATGGACAGGCATAATTGCAGCAGTTCTATCCGAAAGATATATCGGTAGTTTATTAGGACATATCTGCATTGTCCGTTCGTCGATCTCACAGAAAATTGGTTTTGCACCCGCTAATGTTACAGCGTTTGCACTGGCAACAAAAGTTAGATTGGGTACAAGAACTTCATCACCTGCACCTATACCGAGAGATTTAAGGGCGCAAAATAAAGCAGCAGTGCCATTTGTCATGGCAACTGCATGCTTTGCTCCTGCAAGATTAGCAACTATATTCTCAAACTCTGCTGTCAACTTATTTTCAACAACATAAGTTGACTTGATAACTCGTTTAAGTTGTTTTAATTCTTTACCATCAATCCAAGGTTCAATCTGTGGAATAAATGGTCTTGTGTGCTTTTTGTTCCCGAACCAATGAATCATATTTTTCATTAACCTCATTTTTTACAATAAATCTGTCATCATTATACTTTGCATTGTCTCTGGCAGCAAGAATAAAATCACCAACTGCAAGATCATCCTTTCGCAATTTATCCTCGGTGTCCCATATAGTTTCATTTATTTTTTTAAGTCTATCATAAAAAATATCATCTACATGAATACCGTTATTTTTCAGAGCCTTTTCTAGGATACTCAACTCCATTATAACATGATCCAATCGATTTGGATCTTTTATTCTTTCTATTTTGATTTGAAGTATTGTAATCTTATCAACAACTTCACCTATTGCAACTTCAACTAGCATATTCTATAACCTTCCATTCTTTAGTGTGACGACCTAATGGATGTTCACGAAAATCATGGAAATATAAATCCCCACCAACATCAAAATGCTCTACCATAGATTTAAAAGAACTCTCCATTACATGTATCTCTTTCGCCTTCTCCAAAATCATAGGGAAATGAAAAATATTCTCTGTTATATCATTTCTGATGATCTTCAAATCATTATCAATATCTATCTTAAAACCTCTAGCCTCATCATCGTGTACAAATATATATTCTTCATCCGAGGGATTTAATTTGTTATAAACTCTTCTCTCTTCATCCATATCTCTACTGACATTGAAGTAGTCATACTTAACATCATAATCAAACTCTAGTTGTTCATAGAAATACTCCCAACAATTTTTATCGTTGGATGGATTTTGGGGATAGTGTTGGTGTCCAACGCTGAAAAAATCATCTATTGTTGACTCATTTTCGACCGTGAATGTCTTAACATCTTGATACTCATTCTTTACTAGATTAACATTTATACTTTCACTATCTCTATACATGTATTCTACCATATCAAAGTATTGAGGTTTAGAGAATACTTGAATTATATTTTCGTCGTATAGTTCAGAAAAATATCTAACCATACCGTTACAATCAATGTGATCACCCAAGCCTAAGTGGTGATGTATTACTATGCTATTCACGTATTTTCTCCATATGTGTATTGATCATTAAAAAAGTACTGCAATTAGAAAAATCATAATTATCATTTGATATGTTGGTAAAGAAAGATTGATTTACATCTTCCCAATTGTCCAAAAAGATAGAGGGTAAATTCCAATCATCATAAATGAACTTGACATTACTTTTTTTCATTATAGGAACAGACCCCACAAGAAGACACTCGTAATTTCTATGAGTGTCATAACCAGCACCTTCCAAACAAATGCAGTATTTGTATTTGGAAAGTAGTTTTAAATATTCATGAAAAGATAACTTTTCCTCCTGAACATCCACAAAGTCTAGTGTCTTCAAATATTCTATTGATTTTTGACGAATCGGATTTGTAGATGCTGTATGATAAGGCAGTAATATTTTATTGATCATATCATCAGACTTAGAATTTAAAAATTTCCTGAGTGTGATCTGATTACCACCATCTCTTTCCTTCTCTTCAAAACCTATGGGTAACCCCGTAACTTTTTCATGTTTGATCGGAGGATTTGTGCAAAACCATCTCGTAACAAAAGGATTGTCCAGAATAGGTTGATAATCATCAGTAGTATATGATGATATACCGCTAACCAAAGTAAAAGGATTTTGTATCTTTGGTAAAATTTCTTGTTGAAAGTAACTGTTCTTTAGATAGTCTGTTTTCACGAAAACAATATCACCTTTCGCCACAGAAGGTGCAGTTTCCTCATTCAGTTCAGGAGGGGAGCATTGTTTAGAAACTTGATTGCTAATATAAAATTCCTCAGAATGATCTAATGACCAATCAGCAAAACAAGGCATCCAATTATAATTAATTATGTCATTTTTATTATACATCAATTCCCAATTCTTTCAAATCATTTTCCCAATCACCCGCGTAGTTGTCATTTTCATCAAACACCTGTCCTATAAACTTCACCAAAGGATCATCGTCTCTACTCATAGGAAATGGTTTGTTCTCAAAAAATTCATCATGGACATGCACATCTTCTGATGACAACTTCTCATATACATGTCTTAGAAATTCTTGATCACTGCCCTTTTTATCGGGCTGTATTTCTAACCATTTGTATGAAAGATTTTTAACATCGTCACTCAGAACTGGTTTGCACCCCCACATACCGCCCATTATAGGCATTCCATGATAAGGATGATCTCTCATGATATGAAATTTCTTTCCGCTTTCAACCCAGTCATCAATGGCAGACTTTTCCCTTATACCCAAACGGGAATCTGTATCACGAGATATCATATAATCAACAGAAGGATCAAACGCAGGTTCAAATCTCCAAAACATTGAATGGGGAGTTCCGGGAGAACTTCTTCTCACAACTTGACAATTTTCCATAGATTCTAGTCGAGTGCTCACTAATGTAGGAACTGTATTAGCGATATAGAATCTACAAATCCAATCTGGAAATAATTCTTTTGCGATTTCAGCATTCCTCATAGCACCCGCAGTATAAAGTGGATTATTGCCCCACAAAGAAAAACAGATTAGTTTCATTTTAGTATAGACTCCGTTTTTTCTGAACTATAATTATAATGATGTAAAATTTTATCTAAGACCATCTCACTTTTTACCTTCGGGTATAAACGAAGCAACCAATCTGCATCTTCGCAGGACTGGCCTCTCTCATCATATTTTTTCATAAATCTTTCCGACTTAGAAATCTCTGATCGAAAAGGACACATATGAAACGGAGGTCGATAAATGTCACTATAAGACTCTGTTTTTACGTTATACTTTAATGGATCCATAGGAGTCCATTGATGATTGATAGAAAAGTGAACATCAAAAGGCTTGTTATTGTAATTACAATGTTGCTTGAATGATATTACATCTGGCTTATCATCCATAACACTAAGAACCGCTGGAACATAATCATGTGAAACTAAATCATCGTCGTCAATAAAAGCAGTATATTCACCTCTAGCCATATCCAATAATTCATTTCGTTTTTCGTAGATATGAAAAGATTTATTATCAACTAATGTCAAAACCTCAACATTATCTCCAGTTATCTGAGCAGATAACTGTTCATATAATATTTTTAGTTTTTCAATTCGTTGGGGAATTGATAATATAAGTATACTTAATTTTATATCAGACGCTTGCTTTGGCATAATAATTACTCACAATAGTATGGACTCGGTCAGAAAAATTCGCGTACAGTTTTGCTCTTCGTTTATTATCTTCAATAACACTTTTTAGATTACTGTAGTATTCTGGTGTCAAAGAATTCACTTTATGTATTAACTCATCCGTAGAGTCAAATGATATTATACCTGTATTATCAAAAAAATCATTTATATTAGGACAGCCCCAATAAACCGGAATGGTTTCACTTAAAAAACAATCTACAATTTTTTCAGTAAAGTAGTTATGCACCGATTGATTTTCCGTGCATATATGAAACATAGAGTTAAACAAACAATCCTTTTCCCCGTCGATCAATGGTTTAGGAGAAATATCAAAAGCCTTAGTGCTAGTGAAGAAATTAGTAGGAATACCAATCTCTTGCTGCCTTCTCCATATTTCTCGTCTATGATAATATCCAGGTCTATCGATAGGATACCAAGATGCCAGAAAAGAAACATCATAATTAGACTCGTAGTTCTTTTCCTCATATTCGCCGAGTCCATCGGGATGCTCAATAGAACCACGATTCAACCACGTAGATCCATAAGGAAAAAATACTGCATTGCTAAACTCATCAACGATATCAGAATCATGAGTTAGTATTAGATCGTGATCATTTTTAATCCTGAGATCATCAATGGTAACTCGATTGGGAGATAAATTGGACTCTGTAGTTAATATCAAAACCCTATAATTTGAACAAACAATAGTTGATGGTCTACAAACATCTATTTGACATGGAAAATCTAAAGAAAAATCTTCGGGAAAAAGATAACTCCCATGATTAATGATTGGTTTCATACCTCATCCAGTAACGTTACAAGATCCAGAACCATATCCTCATTTACTTTATGATTGTTCCCAACATACAAACCATTATGATGAATATAATTTGAATTTGTATCGTATTGAAACATATTTACATTCTTCATAAAGGGATGTTCATATAAACTCCCAGCAATAATAGGTCTGATATGAATATTATTATCGATCAACTTACTCTTTACTTCTGATACCCTATCATCTTTACGAATAATAGGAAAACAGAAGTTCGAACATCCCTCATAATCAAAGTCCGTGATATACTTCTCGGGATTTAGGCGAGAGATAAAGGTAGAAAAGTTTTTATTTCTTATGGCAATCTTTTCGTCCAAATCTTTAATCTGTTCCATGCCAAGAATTGCATTAAGTTCAGTGGATCTCATGTTGAAACCCGGAATCATGAAAGTAAAACTAGGATCAACCTCTTGATCCTTATACTTCTTCTGATTACTTTCTGGTAACTCCCTCAGTAGTCCATGAGAACGAAGTAGAAGTAACCTCTCGTACACTTCTTCATCATCAGTACAAACCATACCACCCTCTATAGTTGTCATGTGGTGACCATAGTAGAAAGAGAATGTTGAGACATCACCGAAGTTTCCAACCTTCACTCCATTGTGATTTGCACCATGAGCCTCACAACAATCTTCCATAATTCTAACATCATAGTTTTCACATAGACGTTTTAGTTCTTCTGAATAACAATCAAATCCTAGAAGATGTACAAGAATTAGATACTTTGGTTTTTGGGTTTTAAATATATGTTCTAGATTATCCAAATCCGGTCCAAAGTTCTGAAGATTAACATCACATAGTTGTAGATTATCACCCCGTAATAGTATAGGAGAAACTGTGGTAGACCATGTACAAGCTTGCGATACCCATAAAGCAGAACCATGTCCTTCTTCCAAAGCATTCACCGCAAGAAAATTTGCAGAAGATCCAGAATTGCAAAAAACAGAGTACTTACAACCCTGCCATTCAGACCACATCTTTTCGAACTTCTTTATGTTTTCACCATATGTCAGTTTACTTCCAGACATGATAAAATCTGACATCTTTTTAAGATGTTCATTGGGTATTGCTTCGTCCATCAATTTCCATACATCAAAACTTTTAGTCATCATATTCTAGCTTTCTTATAGTTTTGCACAAACCACTTGATTGTCTTTCTTATACCAACATCAATTGGTGTCAAGTTCGGTGCTCCAATCTCATAAAATTTATTAGAGTCGGAAGGTTTTCTTAATTGTCCAGACATCTCTCCGTTATAAAATACAGTACCAGAAAAATCAAATTCTTCTTTTATAATTTGTACCACATCTCGTATTTCGTATTCCTCTTCTGGAGATATAATCAAAGGTATAGATTCGTTATAGTCATCTAATGCCCAATTAACTATCTGGTTTAGATCCTGACTGAACAAAAATTCTCTCTTCTCTTTACCAGTTCCCCAAATTTCAACATCATCACCATTATTATGAGCCAAATAAAACTTATGAATTAAAGCAGGTAATACATGAGAGGTTTCGAGATTAAAATTATCATCGGGTCCATATATGTTGCATGGTATAAGAGATATGATATTCATACCATACTCTTCTCTGTACGCCATAGATTGTATATGAAGCATCCTCTTTGCGTATGCGTACCCATAATTACTTTCATGGGGAGGACCGGAAGTTATTTGTTCTGGTGTTAGAGGGTACGTTGCTTCATCAGGAAAAATACACGTAGATAAAAAAGATACAACCTTCTGTACTTTATAGACTCTACAGGCCTCAAACAAGTTAAGACCCATTAACATATTTTCCCGGAAGAAGGTAGCCTTCTTCTCCATATTTGCTTTAATACCACCAACTCTACCCGCACAATGAACAACTCGGTGAGGTAAATTATCCTCAAACCATTCTATTGTTGAGGTAGGAGACAGTAGATTTAATTTTTTACTCGATGGTTTCATACCACCGCCCAAGGCAGATCCAACTAAACCAGATCCACCCGTTATCAAATCTTTACTCTGAAAATATTTCTCTTGCAATTGCATCATCAACCATTTCTAATGTTTTCACAATTTCTAAATTGCTTTCAATATAGGGTATCATATCACGATAAAGATCATCTGTCAACATATTTAGATCCATATCATCATCATACTTAATGATTCCCCTCTCATCAAAATAGTCTCCGATGTTTGGACAACCCTTGTACACTGGAATTGTTCCTGTTGCAAAACAATCTGTTATTTTCTCTGTGTAAAAATTATTCTCAAATTCATTTTCTACTACCAAATGAAATCGGTAATCAGCAATACCATCTCTTTTGTCATTCCACTTCTGTTCTAGATTTTCAGATATTCCAATCCGAGAAGATCCAAATGCTCCCCCGTAAAGATCTAATTTATCTTTATGCTTCTGGGCAACAGTATGTCTATACTTATGCCCTTCACACATTTGTTTAGGAGAACAGAACATTGAAATATCTTTTGTTTTATCATAGAGTCTCCAGTCATCTTCCGATATCCAAGGTAGATTACTGACAGGAGGGCATGCAATAAACTTATCACTCAGAGATAATAATTTTTCACTGCAAGTAAAGATACCCTCAAAGGATCCAAACTCAAATATAACATCCTTGAACTCTAGTAGGTTCTGTACAACTTCAGGGATAATCGACAAAGATTCACAAACCCAACCATACCTATCGGTACCATCAGAGATAGGTAATCTATCGGCAAACATTATTGATCGATCAACTAAAACCTGTTTATCAGAATCTTCTGTTGTCCACTCAAAAGTCTTTGGTTTTTTATTTGAACATGAAGACATACTGGGATCAAATCCCGCACCGAACACTTGTACCTTTTTCATAATATTCCCGTTGTTTGCCATTTTATAAGTTCCTCATCAACTCCCATTTTCCGTAATCCATCTATTTTTGAATCAACGTCAGACAGTCCCATTTCAATCACAGTTTGTTCATCAGTATAACCAGGCCAAACACAATAAATACCATCGAATAAACCATACTCGATAGTATCTGATTTTTCATGAATTACTTTGAATAAAGTTTCGTGATCAAAATACCTATCCTCTAAAGCAGAAACCTTTGCAGATTCATTAATCCAAGACTTTAGAAAGTAAACAGATTTTTCGTTATAGTTAAAAACTATAGGTGATGCTTTTATTCCAGCAAAGCTTTGATTCGCACTTGCAAATACAACATCAACCCTATCCAATGGACAATTGAAAAATGCATCCGGTCTTTTCTTAAAGACTGTATCCACATCAATCCAGCAAACAGGTTCTCGGTATTCCGATAATTTTTCAAGAATGAATTTAGGTTTTGATAAACAGTTATCTCTGTAACTGCCAAGAGATTCTTTTTCTACCATATCAACCTCAATGTCGAAGGTAGAGCACATTTGTTCTAGATTTTTAGAACAACGGCTATAATAATCTTTACCGTCAACATCACAATAAAAAGTAATAATTTTCATAATGTAGTATAATCTCACTTTCCTATATGGTATTTAGGAACTAATTCCCATTCATTTTTATTCTTGTGCGAAATAATTTTTATCTGGCCCATATTGGCAAGCGGATCGATAATATCATTAGGATTTATTATATCACATAAATCCCATTCTTCCAGTAATTTTGCAATTAAATTTCTTCTACCAACATCACTTTCGGAAATGCTACTTTCAAGACCATCTAGTATAAAAAGTTCTTTAAAGTGGAGTATAGAATATCTACCCCTCTTATGCAGAATGTGACATGATTGAAATAATTTGTTTTCTTTTCTGGAAGAAACACCAATTCGGGTGAGTGTCTCTTTGATAACTAAAAAGTCTTCTTCTTGATCAATCTTAATTTCCACCCCAAGACCCATAAATATGTCTTCTGTGTCCATAATAAAACCCCATGTTTTTAAATATATAGGGTTTTATTCACTTTCATCAGACCTTTGATCAACCCCCGCCGAATATATCCTTCTCAGTTCTTCTAAGTAATCTTCAGATAATAGACTAATCATGTCACCTGCTCTCTTAGAAGAAACTGAGAAATGCTTACTTATCAATTTACAGTCATCCGTCGCACTGAATTTGTGCCATTTTGAGTATCGTTTGTTCTTTCTGATAGCAGAAAAATAATAATCATACTGAATATCTTTATCCAGAAAATTCATTTGATTCATTATATTTGCATGCATAATAGAATCAATGAAGAATGAAAAGTATTTGTTTCCCATGTAAGGAATATACCCAGTTTTTACACTGGGATCTTCTGGATATTCTTTTTTCGAGTAAGAGAGATTATTAAATATATCAAATAGTTTCATTCTTGAGATCACTTTCTCTTTTTGCGATAAGACTTCTAAGTTCACCTATTGAGTTTGAATGTGGAAAATCAACATATTTCGGAACATTAAGATTTAAGAATTCACAAAGTTCATTCCAGCCATGACCATGCTCCCAGCAAACCTCAAGAAAATTATTAGGCTTGTCTACAAAAAACTCTCTAACTTCCGAATTGTGAGATTCGTATCTTTCAATAAAAAGTTTAGCATCTGGATAATCCCTTGATTCCGGATCAATTTGATCTACTCTCTGGTGAGCCTTCCAGAAATTTATTTCACTGTTAGCAACCTTCTGGGAAGAAGATCTGGTAGTCAAAATAAATTTAGCATCTGGATATAAATTGTAACACTGCTTATAGGACCATATCCAAGGATGATCCGAGAAGGCATTATACATCGAAGTTATTTCTTTGATTGCATTAAGTTCGTTTGAAGTAAATGTATGATTGATAAAATCATAATCTATATCGGGAAGATTAGTGAAAGCATCAAAATACTTTATAGGGGGAACATGTTTAAAATTTAGAAGAGTCAGGGCATGTTCCAAAGAAGTCGTACCCGTCTTGAACATTCCTACACCAAAAACTTTCATTTGAAATCACACTCCATCATAAGTTCAACCATACATGCAGTTATATTTATCTCGTGATCAGCAACAAATGCTGCTTTGTGTTGATATTCACCAATAATAACAATGGCTCGGGGAATAGATTGTGGATTTAAATATGACGATAGTCCATCATAAATTGATCGGAAGATATCAGAAAATGAATTATCCATATTATCGACAACCCATTTACGTACGTCACTAAACCGCTTGGACTTCATATGATCCATCAAATCCTTAACTGTCACCTCTTCCAAATTGGACAAGATTCCAACATCGATTTTACCAGAATACGAATATCTTTGCAATTCATTAAGTATTCTTCGAATATCAGGAAAGAACTTCATGATCAACTTCACGAGAACTTCCTTGTCATAAGGAATTCCCTCTTGATTTAGAATATGTTCCACCCGATCCAGAACTTTGAATGCAAGAGTAGGCTTCTCTTCATTAGGAATCGTAAAATCTAGATTAGTAAACCTAGAGTGTATGGGTGCAATAATTCTGTTCTTGTAGTTGCAAGTTATAATAAACCTACAATTTCTAGAAAACTCCTCAATAGCACCACGCAAAGCAGGCTGAATACTTTGTGCGTTACTATAATCAAACTCATCTAAGATGACGACTTTGCTAGCACCACTCAAAGATATAGTGCTAGCAAAGCCTCGAATCTTAGTTCTTAGTGTGTCAATATTACCATCTTCCGAACAGTTGATAATTATATTGTCTGCTTCTAGATCATTACAAATTGATCTAGCAACCGATGTTTTTCCACAACCAGCACCCCCATAGAAGAGCATGTTGTGAGATTCTCCCGACTCCACCATTTTTTCAATTGTAGTTTTTAACTCAACCGGAAGTATACAATCAGATACCGTCGAAGGACGATATTTTTCCACAAAAAGTCCATGTTCAATCAATTCTATCAATCTCCATACTTACTAGTAGTTTCTAGAGCAACCCAATACGTAAGATCTAAATCTTCGTGGGTGAATTTACTAATTACAGTTTCGGTAAAATCAACAATATAATTACCCGGAACAAATCTGATAAGATTCATCTTAAAATCAAATTTGTAATTTGTTTCGATAGGATTTTCACCCAAAGAAATATAGTACTTATTGTTAGTAGAGTCTGAAGCATCATGCAACTTAGCAATAATTTCATTTCCGTCATCACTTGGACAGATTCTGAGATCCATCAATTGCAAAACAGATGATGCTTTCATAAGTTCATTGAAAATAGAATCTGTTAAGTTAATACTTAGAGCAGAGTCTGGCATCTTAATGTCCTTTGTAGGAACAGTAAGAAGACTAGGCTCACAATAATAGTATTTAACACTACTCTTTCTACCATCATTAATCATCACATACTTATCTTCGAATATAAATTCTGGATCACTAAACAAACTAATCACAGATAAGAACTTATTCAAATCCCAGATACCAAAATCGGGAAAAGACTCTTCCACAACTGCTTGAGCCATCACGTTTTTCTGAGGACTCATAGTCTTAATAACATTCCCCTCTTTGATAAGAATATTTGAGTTTAGAGTCGAGAAGTTTTTAAGAATAGATTGAGTATTCTTTGTCAACTTCACATTATTTACCTTAGTCATTGTCAATTTCCTTCCTCCACTTCATCAATATAATCATAGTAATCTACATTTCCTTTTGCAAGATCTTTTAGCATAGTTTTATTCTTTTTTCTCTTTTTGTTTTTCACAGATTTATCTTTAGGAATATCTTCTTCGTAGGGCTTCTTTCCCCTAAAATTATTTTTCTTTTTCTTCATTTAAAAATCTTCTATATGCTCCGTTAAATTCTTTAATTTATTCTTAATCATATAATCTAAAATTTTACTTCGGTTACCCGAAGATTCAGAAGAAAAGGTTGAAAGTATTTCTTCTTTCTTGTCATCGGGAATCTGATTTAAGTCAATCATTTGCTTATTTCTATTCCAATTTTTTGTGTGTTCTTCTTGAACAGCACCAGTTTTCTCTAGACTGTCATACATACTTTCTTTAATTTTCTGTGTCAGTCTTTTTTGTCTCTTGTCTGTAACGAAAACATCATTATCTGATAGGATATTTGGAATACCATCAGAAGAATCTCCCGTAAGAATATGCTCCGTAAGAAAATTACTTGGATTTTCACATTCCAAGAATGTCTTCTTGAGAGGGCTAAATTGTTTGATTCCCGGATAGATTTGTAACTGTTGAAAATCTTTATCATTAGAAATGATTACAATTTTTTCAACCGGATGAAATTCCTTGCATAAGATTGCAATGACATCATCGGCTTCAGTTCTGTCTACCTGAATGTTTCTGTAGGGAAATACCTCTCGGATTTCTTTTCTGATCATAGACAAGCAATCAAAAATTTCATTCCAATTAATCTTGTCTGATGCCTGCTTTGCTTTTCTATTGGCTTTATATTCCTTGAAGAAATCTTTCCTCCAGCAATTTGAGGAATCATGACATATTACTAATTCACCGTATTCTTTCTCGAACTGTGTCTTATACATTCTGTATGTGTTTAAAACGATGTGTCGAAGAATAGATTCGTTTATGACGGAATCCTTACCGATTGATTGAAATATGCTAGCCAAGATGATTTGATTGTTATCTAATAGTATCAAAGTTCTACCCAATTATAGTAACCATTTGTTTGTACAACCATAGTATACAGTGTTCCCGTGGTTTTGTCAAACCACTTATCACCTTCTTTTGTGAATTTGGGCTTTTCTGTTTGATTGAAGAAAGTAACTCCAGGTCCAATTAAATACCAGCCACTTTCATCTGAGTAAGGATGACCTAGAGGCGTTTCATATGCCAAATATGTTTTTTTATTAAACGTCACGATATCCCCAACAGAGTATGTAACCGGTTCGCCATTTGAATCAAATGGCAGGTATTGCCCTCTGACGTTTAGAGACTTTATCATTTACCAACTCTTAGAATAATAGTTTGATCATTAGTTCTACCCATAGGAGGAAGTTCCTTGCAGTTTATTTTTAGTATTGCATTCTTGCAAGAAAGAGAAGGTCCGGTCAAGATTTGATTTAAAACTGTCGTGTTATTTCGAAGAGACTTCATGAAAGAAGTATCATCAAAGTTTTTAATTGTTGTTCCTTTGACTGTCATTCCATCTTTACTTTCCAAGTAAACAATTTTATTCGTCTTTGGATGATATAGAACACAATGCTTACACCCAATTATATTTATTGGATTCACCGACTCAATTTTTAACTTTGTATTCTCAGAAGAAAACTTAAGATTCTTCACCAATTTTGCAGGATCGATAGTTTTTTTCCTGCGAGTAATTTTACTGGTTTCTTCTAATACATCTACCAGCATAGTAAGATATTCGTCTATCTTCTTCAACTTAGTAATTGTCAAGAAAGACCAACCTTCTGCACATTGAGGATCTGTTCCTTCAATCGCACACCTAATCTCTTCTCTATTTTTAGAAAAAATTTCTAACAGTTCTTTCTTGGTTTTTTTTGGCGTTTTATAAGAATTTATGATAGCCGTAAATCTAGGTTTTCTACTAGATTGATTGTTCTGGACTTTCATCAAATACTCATCAAACATACATTCTAAACGATATCCTAGTTCTTCTTCAATGTTCATTTTGGTTTCCAAAAAACATAAACTGGTTCATATTTCAGATACTTACCATTTACTTTACAATAGTTTTTACATAGGGGCTTTCCATCTTCCCCCACTCTATTCTGTCCGGGCATTCCTTCTAATGCCATTTTCAATTTATATTTATACTCAAGACCCATCTCTTCTAGAATTTTTTGTGAATCTTCCTCTAGGGGTAGATATTCACCCTTCACCAGAATATCTGCTATGTTCCATAAAAGATATCGTCCGGACTTCAACCACTCCGCACAGGTCTCCAGCGTGGGACGCAGGAACCCGTCTCTCCACGATTCATAGGTAGAACCATACTTCTTGTATGACTGGTTCCCATCTTCGCTGTACGCTTCTCTGTTGAAGTATGGTGGGGAGGTGAAGATCAAATCTACCTTTCCTCTATGCCTCTGAAAGTCGGGATCATTGCGAATCTCTTCTGATCCTAGTTGATATACTTCGTATTCATTTGTGTCGGAGAAGAAAGAATTGGATCTAGTGGTTTTTTTGTTGTAAAAATCAGCGACCATAGAGTACTTAGAAGTCCCATCATCGAAGAAATTATCAGGATTGGGATCAGTGCCAACGTAAAGAATATGGCTAGTGTCGCGGACAGACATAGCGCCAAGGATACGACCACCCCAGCCAGAACTCGGATCATAGATTCGCAAATCTGTTTTGTCGGAAATGTGTTGAGTAAATCTTTCATACAAGTATTTAGCCGTCATAGGAGGAAAATTAACTGCTGGTTGAATATATCCAATTCTAAAAGCCTTGAAGCAAGCAGGGAACAGTTTCTTTCCCTTTGTGTAGAGGCGAATAGAATACACACGATCATCGGGCATATTCTCAATATCGAACGTAGAATGATGACGATACTGTAACCACCCGCAATCCTTGAATTTCTGAACTTGATCATTTGTCAGTTGTAGAATTTCTGATTGTTCCAGTTGAAAGTAACCAGAATTAAGTCCGTCACGAAGTTTCACCTGCTCCAATATAAAGTCATGATCCCCGAATAAAGATGGCTGTTCGAAAAACACACGAATCCATTCTTCACCAGAGTCCACAGATACGACTGAATACTTTTTACTGTTCTTGATAGCAGATAGTGCGTAGTTGTAAAAAGAATCCCGTCTGAAGTGTCTGAGGGAACCCTTGTACACCTGATCAAGTCTATCAGGATCTGCAACCAAATCGTAGATCGAATACCCATTATCTTTATCGGTATAATTGATTCGAGTTCTAAACATATTCTCGAAAAATTGATCGACCTCGGAACCACCACGAGACTTGTTGATGATCACATCTTTTGGTGTCTCACTCAGTTCGTCATCATATTCAAATTCATGGACCGGATAAGTTTCAAGTTTATTCCAGTTTTCAATAATCTTGGACTCTGGTTTACCAGTCCGAGGAGGACAGCCATAAGTATCCCAAGAATCTTTCAGTACTTCTCTCATTTTACCAACCCATACCCTAAAATCATCAGGTGTCATTTCAAGCAAGTCTTCAAAACATACATTTGCTTCATGGTTGATCACATATTCATTTGTTGGGTATGGTATCTTCATGATCCTACATTCCAAAAAAGTGCGCCAGGTGACGCATGATCTTTGATAAACTCCCACGCTTTCGCATCGTAGGTTGGGGCTGACGGAAATGGGGGCAAGACTTTGGTTGCTTTGTTGAAGGCATACTTTGATTTGTACAACTTCGCCTTTCCGTATTCGCCGCTATGTCCCACACGCACACAGTGAAACTCGGCGTTGGGCCAAGCGAGTTGTAATCCTCTGGTAAGAGTTCCTGAAGAACCAACCGTCCAAACCTCAGTGGGTGTAACATCCATAGATTGTGCAACACGAATGACTGACGCGAGGACCGTGGGGTGATCAAAACCAATAGGTAACAGTCTGCGAGATGTAGGGCTATCTGATACATAATCTCTTGCTCGTTTTTCTGTTACACTAAGCATTCCGTTTGGAACCCAGTGCATTATACCACCTGCTGCTATTGCTTGCAACTGATAATTATGTCGTTTTTCAACAGCACGATCTGCCATGAAGATCACTGCCTTCTTGTCGTACCTGCCACAGAGATGTGCAAGTGAGATCTGAGCATAACCAGTGGCAGGTGAACTGCCATACACCCACTCCTCGATCTCAGGCTGCGACTGTATCAGATAGTCGGCGAATCGCATCTTCGATCCACCACCTATAAGATCGTCACGGACGACGAGGATCCCCTCATGCTCCTCTACAACGGGAGGAGGGAGAGAGTCCGTCCAATCACCAATCATATCTAAGTAATCTTCTGCTGTTAATTGAAAAAGATCAGACATTATTTATATACTTCTATTCTATCCGACTGAAACTGTTCTTCTTTTTTACTATGACAGTCTTGTCAAATTTATCAGCCATTTGGTCTAGTTTATGGGATATAACAAACACATTACTATTCTTCTTGAGATGATTCAAGTTTTTCATTAGTTCATCAGTACCAACAGAATCTAAACTAGAATCGAATATCTCATCCAAAATCAAGATATTACAGTGAGCACTATTTTTTGCTTTAGCAACTTCTCTCCAGGCAAAAAGTAATGCTAAATCTATTCTCAACTTCTCACCTTCACTGAAACTCATATAACTAAACTTATCCCTAAATCTACTCTTAATAATCTCATTAAATTCTTCGTCCAATTCAAACTTGGTAAAGAAGTTCATGTTAGTTAAAAATGTGTTTATGACTTTATTAATTAGAGGAAGATAAGATTTTACGATCTTAGACTTAATTCCGGAATCCTTTAATAAGGATATACACACATCATAAACATCCCGTGTAGTCTGTAACTCATTGATTCTACTTTGATGTTCTTGTTTTTGGACGTTCAACACCTTCAAAGAATCCTCTTCTCCAAAAACTTCCTCTGTTACAGTTTTTGCAGAAAGTAGATCAGTCTTTAGTCTTTCTATCTTTTCCTGATGACTTTTGATTAGAATTTTTTTACTGTCTATAGACTTCTCAACAGAATTGTTTTCAAATTTAGAAGATGACAGTGACTTTAAATCATTCTCCATATTCTCTATGTTAGAATTTATTTCGATAAGAGCATCTTCTAATTCAGAAACCTTTTGTGTATTTTCTTCTATTTGTATTAGCCTAAAAGATTCTTCAATACTCTGCTTGCATGTTGGACAAGAAGAATTTTCTTCATAGAAATCAACTTTCTCCTGACAAGAAAAAGTCTTATTAGTCATTTGACCTTTTATTGTTGAATATTTTGATTTCTTGGATCGTAGAGTTTCTTCTTTATCTTCCAGTAAAGAAACATCAATAACAGAATCAACCAGTTTTGATACATCAGAAGTCAACTCATGTATATGGTTCGTATACTCTTTCACTTCCGAGTTGATTTTAGTTTCGGATACTTCTTTCTGCTCATACAACTTAGAGATGTATTTTTCTTGCATTTTAATTTTTTCTTCAACAACAGTAATTTTCTTCTGAATATCATTGATATTTTCCTTGATAAATGAATGCTTTGCCTTTGCATTCTGATGCATCACAGAAAAAATATTTATACTCAAAATATTTTCAATAACCACTCTTCTATCAGAAGGTGTCAATTGCATGAAGGGAACAAAAGATGATCTACCAAGAATTACAACTTGGGTGAATGTTTTGTAATTCATCTTAAGTATTTGTTCTTCAAGTAAAGACTGATAGTCTCTACTCTTTGCATTTTGATCTATCAGTTCTCCGTTTCGGTAGATCTCAAAAAACTTAGGATTAAGACCTCTTTTTATTTGATATTCCACCTTTCCGATGGTGAAGTATACCTCAACCATACTATCCTTTTTATTGATAGAATTGCATAGTTGAGATAGATTCACCTTTCGGAATGGCTTACCAAACAAAGCGAAAGTTATAGCATCAAGAAATGCAAACGACTTCCCGTGTCCATTCAATCCCGAGACCAAAACCAATTCGTTTTTAGTGAATTTTATTTCGGTAACAGAATTGCCAAAAGAACCGAAGTTCTTGAATCGCAATCTGGTGAAATTAATCACTTAGCATCCCGAAACTTTTTCTTTTGACCACAAGACTTACAACCACCAGTTTTTCTCTTTTCAGACTCACCCTCAACACCTTCTCGACCAGGCATAACACCCATATTTCCAACTCCAGTTGCTTCCTCAAAATTTTTCTTGGTAAGCCCACTCTGTCCAAAAGTTTCTGGAATGTGAACAATAGAAATTTCATCACCAGTCTTGATTGGTTTGAGAGCATAGAATCGAATGGTTCGTGTCACATCGTCAAACTCATAATATGCATTAGGAGTATTTGATGGTTGATACGCCATACAATTTCCCATCGGAAGGATTAGGTGGGAACCAAACTCATCACACATAAAAGATTGGTTTTCGTCGCAGGGTAAGGTCCATATAAATCTTGCTGCAACCTTATCCTTTGTTGCTTTGATAAAATCATTGAGGCGTGTCTCTAGAACAACGTAGAAACACTCTTCGATTAGTTCGCCCCCATCAATATTTTCTGATGCAACTACAGAATGAACTCCCCGATCACTAACGTGAAGTTTAGAACTACAGACAAAGTTAGACTTAACAGGAACGGCAAAACCTTCCTTGTTACTAATTAACAGTTTTCTTTTGTATGCACCAATAACTTTACGCGGATCTTCAGAAAAATCCTGAATATCCTCTAAAACATCTTCACTTTCAATTTCTACATTATCAGTCTGACTCATTTTTTAAAGCCTCCATATAAAGGGATTTTAATTTTGTTTTCAATTCATTTCGGTTCACGGAAGTCTCTAGTAAATCAACAGATTCTAAGACTAGATCTAATGTATTTTTTTCTAGATCAATATCAGACTCATCATTATCCAATACACTATAGTCTTCGACTATACTTAAATCTGCTACTTCAATATCATACAACTTTTCTATGAAGTTTTCAAACTTATTATTGTCTTTTTTATTGTTTACTATAACTCGTATAAACTTATTCTTATATTTATCGTCTACGAACATATCTTTATCATCATCATATTCTACTGAATAGAACATCTTATCTTCATTTTCTACAAATTCTATTTCTCTTGTATCGGTATCTAATACATGAAAGCCTTTAGAATCATTTAAATCACTAAAGGTTATTTGATATTGTGTACCTAAGTACACCACATTATTTTTGGAATTTTTATTATGAAAGTGACCACTCAGTACCAGTTCGAATCGTTTAAGAAACGAATCACTCATTCCTCCATGAAACTGGACCCCTCGCATAACTTCATATCCATTCAATTCAAAATGACCACACACTATAGGAGATTTGCTATTCTTAACGTACTTTAATGTATCTTCCCTATTTTCAGAATTTATCCAAGGTACTAAACATATATTCAAATCATCAAAAGAAACATCCTGTGGTTCTTCGTATATTTTCATATTAGAGTAAGAAGCCAACAATTCTTTCGGTGAATTTATCTTATTAGTATTCTTATAGAAAGTATCGTGATTGCCAAGAAGCAAATGTACGTTTATATCTAAAGATTCTAATTGGTTAAGAATCTTTGTCCTAACTTCTGACAAGGTATTGAAATTCACATACTTTCTTCGATCGAAGAAATCACCGAGGTGTATAACGTCTTCAATTTTATTATTTTTACAATAAGGAAAAAATGTGTTTTCATAAAAATTTACGAAGTGATTCAAGAATATAGAAGAATCATTTCTTGCTCCGAAATGACTATCATTAATTAACGCTATTTTCATGTTTTCTTTTTCTTACTAGAAAATTTAGTTATATCCCCATCCGTCAGATCGAACACATCCTTTATGTCAATATCATCAACGTTATCTTCAGTACTTTCTACCACTTCTACACTTTTCTTTTCAGTTTTATCTTTGTCTTTTTCGAAGTAGTTTTGTTTGTACCATTTATGAAGAGTCCCGTCAACATCATTTTCTTCCATTAACTTATACTTAATGTACATCTGTTTCTTTTCCTTTTCTATTCTTCGTAGAAAGGCAAAGTATATTATTTGCGTAAAGTATGAAAACGGATTTTTTGATTTTTCTGGGTTGAAATTGTGTGCGTACATTAGGCAATTTTCAACAGCGTCACTTACCATTTCTTCTGTGTATGGATACTTTGCAAAATTACCTTTTTTGCAAAGATTTGATGCTATGTCTAAAAAACATTTACCTATGTAATTATTAATAGGAGGTCTAGGTTCTTCTGAAGCCTCCGCCTCCTTTACCAACACTACCCACTCACACATTTCTTCGTAAAACTTTTCATTGTCAATATAGTGATTTTTGCTTTTGCTCATGATTATATTATATTTCCATTTCTAAATAAGTCAATTTTATTCTTGACAACTTTTCATATGCGATTATAATCTTCTGTGTAGCCGGTTAAAAGGGATAGAAAGATAATAGTTATAGATTACCTTAAGTAATCAAATGGATTATTATCCCAATCTGTCCAACGATTA